TACAGGAAATTCAACCACAATCCCCTACAATAAAATACGCGGGTTGAAGTATTTAGCTATTGAGAGCTATTGTAATCATACTGGTTCGCCTAGCTGTCAAACAGGGCTATTCGAATTAGCGGGTATATCTAGTTGCTATCAAGCAGTTGGTTCCGTTGATTTTTTGCCTGTGGCTACACATTATAATAGATCAAATTTAGAATTTAAAGCTGGTGAAACAATAAGGGTGGATTGCGTTTCTATGAGTAGCGATTGCTGGGGTTGCATCTTTGGCAAATATTTAATAGAGAGCAGAAAAACTGAAAAAGGCATTTACTTAGAAATTGGTATAGAAGGTGCTGCTTGTTTTGGTTCGTGTGATATAATGGGAATGTGTTTTGAAAATCCTACGGTTGTATTTTTTAATAAATAGTTAGTTTTTATTTGAAAAAATTAAAGTTTGTGTATGACTGATATTGCTTGTCAATTTTTCGCTTTGTTTATCATAATTTAAAGCAAATTTATAGAACACATAGCATCGGCACAAAAAACTCAAATCATAACATTCACCATCCCTATACCCCAAATATCCATCATTTTTATACGACCACGAACCACCTGCGGACAATTTTATTTCTTTAAAATCTAAATCAAAATTAACAAGAGTGCCGCATTCACATCCTACATTAAAGTCATCGCAAATAAATTCATAGGATGTTTTAAACTTTATCCACTTCAACCCGCGTATTTTTTCGTAGGGGATTGTGGTTGAATTTCCTGTAAATGTATGAATATAAGGGCTAGTGGCTATCCCGTAATTAGCAATCACCCACTCCGCATTTACAAGCTCTTTGCCTGCCGCATCATTCGGGGGCGTATTGTTAAGCACGCTTTGGCTTGTTGTAGGGCTTAAAATGATATTAACGCTTTTGGCTTTGTCCGCTATGGTTAAAGTATCAATCCCGCTTATAACGCCCGCATTTTGCGTTAAATCCGTGATAATTGTTTTTCCACTCGGTTTTATAAGCTCTTTTGTAAAATCCACGATTTTAGCTTTTTTTGCGTTTAAATTTTGCATTGTAAGTTGTGGCGTTTCTAAAAAAGAAATATCGTTATTTTTGATTTTAGCCTTATCAGCTTTCAAAAAATGAACTCTTAAATCTTTTTCAACTTGCAAAATTTTACCGCTCAAAGGCTGGACTATGCCCGCGAATGTCTGTCGTATCATATTTAAGCCGTTTTCTTTGACGGGTATGCGTGAAAATCGTTTTGTAAAGCCCCCAAGCCACGAAAGGCTTTCATCTGTTTGCAAATCATTAGGCACTTTTTTAACTTCGCCACTTTTGGCAAATTCATCAGTAAAGATTTTTTCGGGCGGTGTTGGCTCTTTTAAAGGCATCTAAACTCCCATTTCTTTTTTAACGCGTTGAATTTCTGCATTCATCGCCTCGTTATACTTTGTAACGATTGAATTTAAGGCGTTTTGCCATTCGCTATTTTCGGCTTGTAAATTTTGCTCTTTCATAACTTTTTCGCGTTGTTTTTCAAAATAACCCACACATTCGCTTTGATAGGCTTTTAAATTGAAGTTCTCATCTATACCATAGCCCAAAGCCTCAATTTTGTTTTTAGCGTCATAAACGGCGTTTATAAAGCACTGAAAGCTATTGATTAAAAGCTCCATTTTTTCGGCATCGACTTGGTCGGTGCTTAACCCTGCTTCTTGCGCCTTTTTTTTGCAGGGTTTGCAGGTTTGCATAATTTGCGTAGCGTTTTGGGTATTTTTGTTAAATTCGTAAAAAATGTTGTAGAGCTCTCTGCGTTGGTATTCATCTTTTTTTGCTTTTTGAATTGAAAAAGACATAAAGCCTCCTTTAAAAATTTTGAAAAATTATAACATAAAAATTTTATAAATGAGAGTAAAAAAAATATCATTTAAAATAAGAGCAAAACACTTTTATTTTAAATAAGATAAGTTTTATCATATTTTAAACGGACATTTTTTATCTTGTTTAAAATAATACTAAATCAGTCCTTTTCAAATAATACTAAAATACTCTTAATTTAATTAAGACTAAATTTATCTTTTTAAAAATACTAATTTTGTATCATTAAGGTTCGTTTAAGTAAAATAAGAAAATGTTTGTTTTTGCAAATCTTTTAAGAGTATTATTCTAATTTTTAAAAAGTTGAAAAATCACACCTTGCAAATGCCTATATATCAAGGGGTTTTTCAAATTTAAATTATCCCTAGTGTCTTAATATATTTGTATATAAAAACTTTTTTTTAGATTTAAGGCGTGTTTCTGCGCTTTTATGAGTTTTTATCAAAAAGTAGTGAATTTTGATAAAAAGGGCTTGTAATTGATAACCCTTTATCAAAAATCCTTACTCGCCTTGCTGTTCGTCTGTGGCAAAAATCGCATTTGTGAAGTTTGTGCGGTTCTCCTCAAAGAATTTTACGCGCTCATTATAAGCGTTCTCATCCGTTGTTTTATCGCTCTCATCTGGCGCAAAGCCGATTTTCTTTGAGGTTGTGTCGATTTCCTCTAACTTAACCCCCACGCCTGCGGGTCGGGGTAAAATATCCGTTTGAGCCAAAGTCCATTTAAGCCAAGTTGGTAATATACCCTGAAACTGATAAATTATATACTCCATATTTTGATTATCTAACACTTTAAGTTCTGCATACTCGCCCAAAATATCATAAACAAATTTATTTACTTTTCGCAAACTGCCATTTTGAAACTGCTTTTGCTGAATAATCATTAGCATTTGCCTAAACTGCTTATCCGTAAGAGTATAATAAAAAGGTTCATCATCCAACAATTCAATAAAAACATAGCGCGAAAAACCTAAAATCAGCCCCCATAAATCCAAACCCGTTCCGTTTGCCGTGCTGAGATTGCAGTTATCTTTTAAGAGGCTTTCAAGCGGTTTTATAGTGTATTTGTATTTGATTTTAGCACACTCTAAAAACAACTTTTGTATATTCGTCCCCTTATATTGTGCCAAAAATCCGCGCTCAAATTCATCCATAGTTTTGGCATAAATGGCGTTCATTTGTTGTATTAAGAGCTCATTTAATTTATTTTCGTCCATTTTCTCACACCACTATCAAAATTTGAATATCAGCGTCCGCGATTGAAGCCTCTTCGTCCAAATTTAACTGAATAGAATTATAACCTAATTCAACGCCTTTAAGCCCGATTTTCACATCCACAACATTAACAAGACTAACGCCATCCCTTATTTTTTGCGCTATTTCGGGCTGACTTACAAACGCACCTAAATCTAAAACACTCACATATTCATTGACGATTTTTTTAATGTCGCTCGCGTATTCCGCATTTATAATGCTACTCTGCTTTATCGAAACGCTTACCGCTAATTCTTTGATTTTTGGGCGATAAAATGAATAAGTATATTTTTCATTGTTATAAACTAAATTCACATCAACATTTCCGTTCATTCCGCAACCTGTGGGGCGAGTTTCTGCGATGGCGTTTGCTATATCGACATCCGTCCCGCCTTTAACAATAATACTTATTGAATTTTGTTTTAAAGTCAAATTTTTAATCACTTTTGTTGCGCTCGTATAATTTTCAGCGCCGCCAATTTTGGAAACGCCCTCAACCTGCGCGACATTCGCCATAATGCTTTTAAAAGTGCTTGAATTACCCACTGCGCCATAAGTCAAGCACCTTTGAAATAATACACTGTCTGTTTCGGTTAAAACGGGTAAAGTTGCCTTGGCTGGGTTATTGACCCTTTCAATACCCGCAACACTCACAGCTATTTGATTTATTGTATCGGCTGGGGCTTGAAAATCCTCCAATTTTTCAGCCTCAAAAGTCAAATTTATAAAACCGCTTTCAGGTATAATTGTTTCAAATGCATTTAAATAGTAATGCGTGCCGTCCGTTACCTTAAAATTTAATGGAATTTGCGTTCCGCTAATACCCTCAACCTTAATGGTAACCTGCGATTTTACGCCACTTTTTCGCTGAATTCTAAAATTATTCCAAGCCCACAAATCCAAAAAAAAGCCACTCCCGCCAAAGAAAAACGCATTTATAAAGCTCTCGGCGTAGGCTATCGCGTTTAAATCGCTTTGAACTAGGCTAGTGATGAGCTGTCCTTGCGGTGTTGAAAAGTCTAGGTTAATGTTGGGGAATAGATTTTCAAACACTTTTTCATAATCGGCTTTAATTGTATCCTTATAGCCAAACTCAATGCTTTGCGAATTTTTGTTATAAGTCCATAAATTTGTTTCATTTTCTAATGCTATGTCAATAGGAAACGCCATTTTAAACCTCCAAAGTGCCGTATTCGCTTTCAATTTGTAGCGAAATCTCAAAAGTTCCTTTATTTACGACAAATTCTACATTTTTAACGCCTTGCACGCGCACATCGCTCATAATCAAGTCGATAATCGCGCTTTGAATGTTTGCGTAATTGTTTTTGCTCGCCAAATCGTAATAATCAATGCCCTTACTACTATCAAAAACATACTCACCCTTAAAAACTTGTAAAAGATTTTTAATGTCCTGTGTAAGCGCGTCCGCGCCACTCACTAACTTAAAATCCGTGCCAAAAACTATGTTATTTTTCGTGTCTAGCATAAAACTTATACCCATTTTAACCCACAATCTGCTTAATAAGGCTTTGCGCCTTTTGTTTTGCTATGTCATAAGCAGGTAACCAGCTTAAAGTCGCCTGCCCTGCAACCAACGCACTACTTTTAAGCGCATCCATTGCGCTAAAAATTTCAGTAAAGCAATCGTTTAGCGTTCCCGTGCTTGTTCCAGCTTTTAAGGGTTTTGCGCTTGTAATGCTAACTGCGCCCTTGCTTTCAAGCGTAAAATCGCCCTGTGTGTTAAGGGTATATTTCGCTTTTGCTACATTAGTTAAATCTTTTTCATAGCTAAAATTTGCCTTGCCCTTTGCGTTGTAGGTTAAATCCTGCTCGTAATTTAAAGTTGATTTACCTTTAACGCCAAAAATTAAATTTTCGTCCTTATCAAATGTAAATTCGCTGCCCTTATCTAAACTTTTTAAAGTGAAATTTGTATTTTCATTTTCAAGCGTTTTAAAAAGGCTCAAAGGTATAAAAATGCTATCTTGTAGGGCTTTAAAGCGTGTTGTATTTGCCAAGCACGATTTTCCGTTGCTTTTGTATAAATCCAAGTCCTTGTTATTCACAATGCAAAGCCCTATATCCCCGACTTTTAACTTGAATTGAATTTGCCAAGCCTGTGAATAAGGGAATGCCACAAGTAGTTTATTTACAATGTTTAAAGGCTCATCATCAGCACTTTTAATCACCTGCTTAACGCTAACAAAGTTTTTTTCAATTTTAGTAATTTCGCCAAGCCAAGCCGTGTTTAAATTCTTTAAATTTTCAATGATAAGTTTTTGAATAATACTGCCTAAATCTAACTCATCGCTCGGCGTTACAATGCTTTTTATTTCAGCCACTTTAAACCCTTAAAATAAGATAAATTATAACACATTTTTTAAACTTTTTGCAAATTCATTTCAGTAACCCACTCGGCTGATTGATTGCCCCCGCGATGTTTACAATCAATCACCCTATAAACCGCGTTATATTGTGTAATTTTTTGACTTTTTAAGCGCACAAAGCCCCCAGCCCTTAATGCTGGGTTAAGAAGTGTTGTAACCTTAACTCCGCTTTGTATAAGCGTGGGTATGCCAACCATTCCGCCATCCTCATCAATTTGAATAATGTTATTTGCGGGCGTATCAATCGGCGTTATATTAAGCGTTTTTTCATCGTTTTCAATCCACACATTTAAATCATTTTCAAACATTTGCCTAAAATTGCTTAAAAGTTGTAAGGGTGAGCCTAAAAAACTGAATGCGCTTTGTTTTAGCTCTTTTATTTTGCTGTCCCATTGTAAAGTAAGCCCGTTCTCTTTCGCAACTTGCTCGGCGATTTGCTTGTTTGAGACATTATTTTCGAAAGCTATTTGAATTTTATTGTTTTGCAAATTATTTGAAACCAAACTTTGAACCTTTAAATTCACGCGCCTGTCCGCGCCGTTAAAGTTGCTATCCACCGCGATGATATTGCCCGCTAAAATTATACCTAAATCGTTGTTATAACCCACTTCTAGCTGAACGCTGTTTTTTTTCATAACGGGATTATTTTTGTTTGGTAAAATTTGGGCTGAACTCGCTAAATAATACATATCATCATCGCTTAAATTGTAAATTGCAATGTTACCTTGACAAAAACTTTTAGAATGACACGAATTTATCGCCTCAAACTCGATTTTAAGCCCACGCGTATTTTCGTCCTCTTTAAAAATCTTTTTTGTGCTCTCAACTTCGATTAAAAGTTTATAACAACGCTTAATAAACGCCACAATAAAGCCTTATTTTCACGCCTAAATCATCAAATGAAACGCTTTCGCCTTGTATATCGCTTTGATTTACAAAAAAAAGGCAAATGTCCTCAATCTTTGAATATAAGAGTAAATTAGTATTGTATATTTCAATCGGCGCATTTTGAACTACGCAAAGCTCATTCTCAAACACTGAAATTCGTGTCCTGTCATTAAAAAAAGTTTGAAATTTAAACTTAAAATTATGCGTCCCGCAAGTCGCGTTAAATTCATAGTTTGGGTTTGCTTGCAAGGGTATTTCCATAATGCTTTTAAACTCGCTAATTTTTGCTAAAATTTTTCTCATTAAAAAAATCCTTTGTGAAACACACTGCGCGGATTTGAAATCGGCGAAGTCGCCTTATTACCTAGCGATTTAGCAGCACCATACGCGCCCTTACTCGCGCCCGCGCCCGCAGAGAACGAATTTACTAAAATAACCTCTTGCAACGACACATTATAGTGCGTTGCGCCTACCATTTGCGAATTTGTATCTCTCGCCCAGCTTACAACCTTTAAGTTTTCGTAAGTTTTTGAGCCTAAACTCGATAAACTTACAAAGTTGTTTTTATTATTAACAAGCTCGTTTAAAGCGTATTCAAAGCTCACATAATCGCCACCCTCCACAAAACACCTTAAATTCACTTTTAAAGGCATTTTGTAGATTGTATCGCCCTTATAAGAACCGCTCTCTACGGGGTATTGTGGAGCATTGAAATCTTGCGTTTCGCTAATTTCGCTTACAATGCAGGGGAGTTTACCCCAATCAGTAACCTTAATTTCAATGCGATTAAACCAGCTTAAAAGATTACCCGCTAAATTTCCTACATTTGAAAGGCTTATCATTTTTAATTATTCCCCACTTGCTGAATTTGCGCTGAAACGCTTTGGATTGCGCTTGTTGTAGCTGTTGCAACCTGCATAGGCGTTGCGCTTGTGATATTTTGATTAACATTATTGTTAATTGTTGTTGTCCGTCCCCCGTAGTTGTTTGTAACTGCGCTACTCATAGGCACTTGTAAGGCTTGCGGTTGCGCTTGTGGCGTTTCATTTTCGCTAAATCCAAAAAATGAACTTATGGAATTTCCAAAGCTCTTAATTTTTTCAGTAATACCGCTAAACGCGTTTGTAATTTTTTCAATCATACGCGTGAAAAAATCGCCTATTGCGCTAAAAACGCACAAGGCATCATCTTTAAACTTATCCCAAGTCAAGCTCTCAATGTATGCTTTAACTTTTTTAATGCCGTTTATTAAAAATTCAAGTCCTTTACCAAAAGCCCTAAAAACCGCGCCCGCCACGCCGTCCATTTGTCCTAAACTATCAAACCAGCTTTTTAAGCCCTCCGCCAAAGTTTGCAAGGCGTCCATAGGTAAAGTAAAAATGCTTTTGAGTGTATCGCCAAAGGCTCGCCAGCTAGGATTTTTAATTAAAGCCCAAATTTTGCTAAAAACATTCATAATTCCCATTATAACGGGCTTTAAAGGGTCAATCACCTTTTTTAAGTGCGGGAATTTCTTAACAAGCTCACCCGTTGCGCTGTCCCAACCCATAAAATAATAATATAAATCCTCAAAAATCCCCGCAACGACCGCAACCGCCACGCCTATCGCTATAAAAGGCGCAAAGGCTGTGAGTGTTGCTATCGCCATTTTTGCTAAAATCGCTAAAATCGGCATTAAAGCGATTGTAATGCCTATGAAAAAGCCCTTTACAAAAATTTCGTTTTTGCGTAAAATATCCACAAAGAAAATCATTTTATCTACAAGCCCGCGCAAAAAGGGCATAATCCCCCGTATCATCTCACGCGCAAGGGCTGAAAAAATGTCCTTTAAATCTAACATAGCCTCGTTAAAATCTTTGGTGAGCTTAATATCCTCATCCGTTTCAACGCCTAACGCTTTTTGTTTTTGAATTTGCCTTTCAAGCTCTGCGCCCCCGTCTATTAAGGCTCTTTGCATAGCCTCATCTAGCCCAAGTTGCGACATTATAGCGGTTTTTGTTTCAAGTGAAAACCCTTTCATTTGCTTTGCTAAGCTTAAAAGGGCTTTATCGGCTTTTTGATAAGCTGAAATTTGAATTCCGTATTTTCTTGCTATATCTACAAGCGCGCCCCCGTTAAATTTCGCTTCTTGCAAGTGCGAATTCATAGATTTTAACGCCCCGATTGTGCTTTCAAGGTTGCCCCCAAAGCGTGTCATCGCTCGCCCCATTTCTGCAAGGCTTTGAGTTTCAAGCCCTAAAAGCTGATTAGCATTTATAAGCTGTGTATTAAAAGCCGTATAGTTTTCTAGCGTGGCTTTAAAAGCTGACATTGTAACATAAGCAAGGGCAAGGCGTTTAAGTGTGTTTGCTAGCCCTTGCATTGAAATATCAGCGCGTTTTATGTTTTTTTCGGTATTATCTGCTATTTCTTTTGTGCTTTTTTGGGCTTGTCGCGCTGTGTTTTTTAGCTCTTTTTGCGCGTCTTTGGCGTTTATGCTTATATCAATTGAAAGCTCGGTAAGTTTTTCAGCCACTTTTAGCCCTTAAAATGATAAAAAATTATAACACAAAAAAAGAAAAATGAGTATGTTTTTTTTTTACACACTCATTTAAAAGGCGTTGTATTTTTGCTTTGATTTTTAGCGTTTTCTATCGCTTCGTTTTCGTTAAGCCTGTTTATGTAGTGAATTTCAAAGGTTTTAATAGCGTTTTCTATATCCAACTCCATACACTCTCGCCAAGTCCCAACCCCAAAAAGCACAAGCCCCACAATTAAAGGCTCTGCGCTTTGTTGGTATAAAGGTTTTAATGATTTTCCGTTGAAAATCGTTGAAAGCTCGGCGATTTGGCTAAAAAACCCTGAACCTTTTGCATAAAGGCAAATGAAATTTCAATCAAAGAGCTTTCAACTTTAAAATAAAGCGAAATTGTATCTTTGTCTAGTTTTTCAACCCATTTGCCATCGTCTTTTTTCACTTTAACATATTTTAAAGCCAGCTCATCAAGGATTGAATTAGCCTCTATGCTTTCATTTACAGACTTTGCAAGGCTCATCGCTATCATAGCGTTTTTAGCTTTAAAAACATCTGCGGTCGTCATCATTGAGAAATCGAATTCTCTATTTTCAACTTTTAGCATAAAAATCCTTTTTTACACTTTGCGCGGGAACAAGAAAACCCAAGCGGTCGGGTTAATTTTGGGATAACCCAAAGAACGCCCAGCCTTGCCTTGTTTCAAAATTCCGCCGACATAAGTTTCAGTTTCGCCGTTTAGCGTTACAACCACGCTTACCTCAGGCACATAGCTTAAACTTTGCCCTACTCTTTGCTGATTGTTTAGCAAAAATTCAAGTTTCTTGCTTGTTTTGCTACCTCCGCTCAAATTCAGCGTGCATTGTATCGCTCCGTTTATAGCCCAGTGATTAAACTGCCCGTCAGGCGTAACCTCGCCGTCTGCTGTCTGCAAGTCCTCAACGCTCCACATATCGCTGTTTGGGTCGAAATTTTCAACTTCAATGGGTAAAGCGTTTGCAACTAAAATGGTTAATGTTGCGTTGTTTGTTGATAAAACCGCCATTTTAAGCTCCTAGAATGTAGTTATTTATGACAAAACCGCGCCCGGGCGCGTTTGTCATATATGCCTGCGAAATCGTTATTTGCTTGTTGATTGTATCAATATCAGTGATTTTGAAAAAATAGCCATAATTTTGAATTTGACTATATATATTTTCTATATCATCAACCGAATCACCAAACGCTTGCGAAATCGCACTTTTTTCGCTTGTTGTAAGCTCTGCGCCCACGCTTATAATGTTTGCGCTCACAAATTTTTCAAAAGCCTCCGTTATATAGCCGTTTGCTGTGTTTTGTGTTTGAATGTCGCGTATGCCTAGCATTTTTTCGCTTGAAAGCATATTGTAAAGGGCTACTTGTTCGCTGATTTTAATGTAGATATTTGCAAAATAGACATTTGCGCTACTTGTAATCGAACCCCAAACATCACCATTCATATAGCGGGTATCGTTTTGCCCTAGAATGCCGAATTTGCAAGGCGCATTGACACGCTTATTTTTTAGCGTTTCAAAATCGCTCTCATCTACAATCGCAACGCTTGAAAATTCGCTCATATCGTTAAAAGCGACATTGACATTTGAATTTGCTTTGCTAAAATCGATTGAGCTAAAAAACGCACAAACTAGCCCGTTTTGAGCCTCGCCGACTTTATAGTCAGCCACAAGCCCATCATAGCCCGCGAAATCGCTTAAATCCTCGTCTTTTAGATTGCTACCGCTATAAACGCCCAAATACCTACAATTTGTATTTTTCAAAAACGCGCCAAAGGTTGCAAGGTCGCTTTTTAGCGTGTCAAATTCAAAATCAAAAGTTATCACGGCGTATTTTCCGTTTCTTTTGTCAATCAAATTTAACGCGCTTTCAAGTGTTAAGGCATTTAAGCCGTTTAGAATTGTTGCGCCTTCACTTTCGCTTAACCCTAGTTTCTCGCTTAAATCAGTGTTTCCATTCATAAGCTCTTCCGTTGGCTTTGTAAAAAAGCCGACTGAGCTACTTTCGCCAGTCGTCCCGCTTTTTATCACAAAGCCATTAGTATAAGCGTTAAATTCACAAGTAGCTTTATTAAAGCCGTCCGCCGCGCCGTCTACTTTTCGTAAAGCCGTTTGAATGATTGTCGCGCACGCGCTTAAACTATCATTTGAGCTTGTGAAGTCGAGCGTTAAGTCTTTCGCCACGCCATCTATGCTTATGCTTGCCTTACCTTTCATTGATTGCAAGGCTGTCAAGCTTGGTGCTTTTGCGCCTTTTAGCGTTGCGGGTTTGGCTGCCTCGTTAAACTGAAAAACGCTTAAACTATCGCATTTAGTGGCGTTTTTGCTTGTAAAGCCAAAGTATTTATCCGCAAACGCGCCTATACTAGCCTTTTTAAACGCTTGCTTAACTGCACTCGCGTTTGAAAACTCGCTAAATTGAGGATTAGGCATTGTGTCATCTGCCTTTGTTATCAAAAGCGTGGGTAGTTTGCTTATGGTAAAGGTAGCTCCCCCCACACTTTGAGAATTGACTTGCACTAACAAGTCTAATGGTAAAGCACTAGCTATACTCATTTTAATTCCTTTCGTTGATATTTTCGCCCACAAGGACGATATTTTTTAAACTCTTATCATTTTCTATAATTTCAACTTTTGAAACTATCGCAAAATCAAAGAACGCCCTATTTATGAGCTTATTTTCTATAAGCTCGCTCGTTGTTTGTATTATACTAAAATTTTGCAAAATTTCAGCGCTTTTTTTGCTGAGGTAATCCTCGACATAGTAGCTATGTAGCCACTCCCTTAAACGCAAAGCCTCGCTAAACGCTTCAATCTCTAACGAATTTTTGCCATTTTGCTTGTAAATGTCAAGCTGTAAGGTATAACGAACATAGCTCGCTTCTTTGATTTGCAAATTTTCGTCATCGATTTTATGCAAAGTTTTAGTATTACTTGTTTCCACTTCGCTACTCACAACGCTACAAAGCACAACGCCCTTAACAAAGTTAGGCGCGTATTGTGTCCCGCCCATCACAAAATCAAGGCTTGTGATTTGATTTTCGTTGTTTTCAGGCTTAAAAAGGTGATAAAGGTGTGATAATTCAAACATTTTCGCCCTTTAATGTCGCTAAAACTTTAACCCAGCCGTTTTGCGACCAGTCCTCTTTACTATAAACGCTATATTCACGCCCTTTCCAAACAATTGAGGTTTCTTTGTTATCTAAAATCCCCAAAATGTCGGGCAAGTCGTTTGTAAAATAGAATTTATAGCTTTTTTCGCCCAAGAGTAATCCCGTATTTGCTAGTGTTTGCGTATTTGCTAGTGTTTGCGTATTTGAATTGCCTACGGGCTGAATGTGCGCGAATGTTTCAAACTCGCTTATTTCGCTTTGTACGAAACCCTTAACCAGTTTTTTAACTTCGCTTTTAATGACAACGGGCGAATTTGGTATTAAGGCTTGAATGCTAGGCAGGGCATCAGTTAAAAGCGACATTAGGCAAGCTCCCAAGATATAGAATTTCTTAAAAGCCCTGTATCAATTAGTGGGTTTGATGAGCCTTTTTGCTTGATTGTGCTGGGCGCGTTTGGCGGTGTGTTAAGGTTTGTGAGGCTTAAAACAATGTCCCCGCGCACAATTTCGCCTAGCATTTTCAAGGCTTTTTCGCTATCATTTGTGCCTATAAGGGCTGTATTTACGCTGTCGCCCCATTTTCGCGTATTTTTAGCTATTGCGTTACGAAGAAAAGGGCGCATAGGAATTTTAGCTGTGCCAAATTCTTGCCAAAAAGCAACCTGCGCCACAGGCGTGCCATCGTCATATTTTGCACTTTCAAAAATACCGACTTTTAGCTTTTTATTAGTGAAAATGCTACTTTTAAAGGCTTTTTCTTTTTTGCGAATTTTAATTGACATATCTCAACCCTGATTGCCTTGCAAGCCAAGCTAAATACTCTTGCCCGTATCGCGTTGTGGCTAGAAAATAGGTAAATTCATCGCCTTTTGTAGCATAAGGTGAGCTTTGATAACTTACGCTTATATCTCCAACGGACGAACTTGCTAAAACGCCCTGCTGTGCGCTTGTAATACCTATTTCCGCGCTAAATCCACCAGCCACAAAATAATGCGCTAAAAGGGCTAAAAAGGGTAAAGAGCAACCGCAAGCGTTTAAGTCCTTAAATTCTGGGTATAAACACTTAACTTTTTCAATTTGTGCGTAAAAATTTTCTTTTTGCTCGTCCATTTTCAAAACGGGCTTAAATTCAGGGTAAATCCTTAAAAAATTTTCACAAATTCGCTCTTTATCCATTTTTAGCCCTTATTTTTGCCTTGTTTCGTTATTTTTGTGTTTGTTTTAGCTTCGTTTTCGGTTTGCGCCTCTTCTTGCTTGTCGGCAACTTCGCTTTTAACCTCATCAACAGCCTTTTGACTTTGCTTTTTAGCAGTGTCCTCATTGCCATTGACAACATAAAAACCGCCATCGATAGCGTCCTGCACGCTAGAATACTCTTCAATAAGCAAATCAAAATCTGCCTTTGAAATTTGGTTTAAAGCGCAACCGCCACGAAGTGAGATTGTTTTACCATTTGATAGCTTATAGTCAAAGCCGTTAAAACCTTTTACAACTAAATACATTTTCTTATCCTTTGTGTGTTTTAGGGGGCGCAAAAGCCCCCTTGTGTGTTAAACGCCTGAAAAACGAACCACGAAAGCGGGTTTATAAACAAGCGCACCGCAAGTTCCAGCACTAACAACTTGTGAGTAGCCGTTGTGCTCTTGCACTACATTACCCATAAGGGCAAGCTCGCTGTATCCCAATTTTGTGGTTTTATCGATACCGCCAACATTCGCCTCGCCTATGAAGTAGATAGCGTTTGTATTGTTTTCAGCATTTTCCAACTCAATAGCAGGCACAAAAGTCATACCTGTATAAAGGTCGGTAAGTTGCTTATACACACTTATGCCAAGCTGTGTATATTTGCTTTGTAGCTGTGCGAAAACGCTAGCGGGTAGCACACAACGGATATTTGATTTTCCGTTTATGTGATTTCCACTTGATTTCACAAGCGCAACAATAGCTTTCGCAAAAAACGCCATCACTTCTTCCCAAGTCATAGTCTCGATTTTTTTGTTTTCAACTTGATAGTTAGGCAGACTAGGGTTATTAAGCAGACCATAAACAAGCATAGCGTTTGCGCTTTTGTCAAGGTAGCCGTTAAACGCTGTGCGGTTCATTTCGATTGCTATGGCTTCGGTTGCAGAGCGCAAAAGCACATCGGCATAGTTAATTCTAGCCTTTGAAAATTGCTCGGCTTGCAAAGAGCCATAAACAAAAGAGCTTGAAAATCGGTAGTGTCCTGTTTCGCTGAAATTTGCATTCAAACTAGCTGCCAAAGGCGTGCTATTGTCTGCGTAAGGGGTTGTAGTCCCTGCTTTTTCAACGAAAGGCACAAAATACTTCTCATCAGCCCAATCCAAGAGTTTCTCTTGTCCGCCAAGAGCCTCGCCACCAGCTCGCAACGCAATGATATTTTCAATCACTTGTGTTGAAAGCTGCCCCAAAACTGCGCTAGGCATATTGAGATTAACGCCGTTAATGGTTGGCATAGCATCGCCAAACTTAACTTTATCAAGTCCGTTCAATATACCCTCTGCGTTTAGTTTTTGTAGTGTTTGTAATGATATACCCATAACAAATCCTTTCTTTTATCGTGCGCCAGCGGTGCTGATTTCAATCACGCCACGCTTTGCCTCGCCATTGCCTTTAACAACTACAAAGCCTGTTAGTGTGTGGTTTGCTTTTGTGTTGGTATTATCAAATGCTAGTCTACCATCGTCATTTTTAACAAAAACAAACTGCCCCGCTTTTGCGACTACTTGCGCCTCAATGAAAACGCTACCCTCGTTAAGCACGGTAACATTTGCACCTTTTGCCTTAACATCAGAGCTTCCGTTTGCGCTTTGAAAATTGTCAAAAATAGCTACGCCTGCCACTTTTTCAACGGCGACACCTCTAACACCTTTAAATTCGCCCTCTTTATCGCCTCTTTGGACGAAATACCCTACCTCTACCTTATCATCGGCGCAAATACCGCTGATAGTGTTAAAATAAGAGCCTCGCCCTTGTGCTATATGTCCTGCAACGCCCAACGCTTGGGCTGTTTCTACTTGTTTTTGAAACATCGCCTATCCTTTCATCTTTGACAAAAGCTCGTCAATTTTTGAGCTATCGTCTTGTGTTTTGATTGCGCTATCAGCGAATTTAGGCACTCTCAAATTGAGTGCTGTTTTGAATGCGCTTTTAGCATCAATGCCTTGCGAAAGCTCGTTGTTTGTCAAGGCTTCATAACCTATCTTATAAATTTCGCTCTCGCTCTTTCCTGTGTAGTTAAAACCCTGTCCCAACGCTTTTGAAACTTCTGTATAGCTGTCTTGTATGCGTTTGTTTTCGCCAAGCATAGCGTCCTTAAAGGCTTTAAACTTTCGCTCCATAAGTTTATCAAGTCCATCAACGAAAGCGGTGACTTTATCGTCTTCATCACAAGTCTTTGTTTCGTCATCGTCTTGCGTTTTAGGCTCTTTTTCGCCGTCCTCGTCTGTAACTTTTGGCTCGTCCTTGCCGTCATCGTCTGTAACTTTTGGCTCATTTTCGCTGTCATCATCTTGCGTTTTAGGCTCTTCGTCTTTAACGCCCAAAAGCTCAATGATTTTAGCAAGTTTTTCGCCATCATCAGCCTCGCCCTTTGCGATTTCCAAAAGTGCTTTCGCCTTGTTTTCAAGGCTATCCTCAACTTTTGGCTCGACGGGCTCAGTACCATCACTATCTTTAAATTTTTTGATAAGCTCTATCAAGTTATCGTAAAATTTAGATTTAGCCATTTCTTGTCCTTTCGTTAAATTTGGTTTTTGGTCTAAAATTCTCAAATCTCTACCGCTACGCCCTTTTTCAACGACTGCTAGATGATTAACACAGCTTACTTCTTGTATCGCATCGTAATCTTCGCCGTTAAATCTACCCTTGCTTTCGCTAATATCGCCTGTGTATCCGGGAGACAACTCGACAAGTCCATTTTCAATAGCATTGATAAGATTGGGGTTATAAATGATTAAATCCGCTTTAAGCATCAAACTATCCTTATCGGCTGTGATATTACTACCAATCGCCCCATCAGCCATAGGAACGCCATCTTTACCAACCCACTCGTGTGTCCACTTTATAGGTTTGCTTGCAAAGCTATCTTTATTTTTTAGTAGGGTTTCAAATGGGCGATAAACTCTCACTATTTTGTTGCTTTGCGAAGTGCCGTCAATTTCGCTTTTTAGATACTCAAACACGCCAGCCTTTGCAATAGGGTTGTCCTTGACTATAAGATAACCATTTTCATCTTTGCTTCTGTGAGATGAGAAATCTATAAATTTAATCATAGCGTAACGCCTTTTGATTTGTAATTTCAGCTGATATTATAGCATTTTAAAGCGTTTTTTAAAAAGTTTTGTGAAAAATTATAAAATAATTTATGTTTTTAAGGTTAATTTAAGGTTTTTATGTTATAATTCGCTCGTTTTTATCTTTTAAACTCTCTTTTTAACCCCACTCACTCGGGGGCGACTTGAAGTTTTACAAAGGGCGTTTTTGGATTTTTCTCATCTTTGTTTTGGTTTGTCTCAAAAAATTTTAACGCCCCGTTGTAAGATTTTTTTTTAAAGAGTGATAAATTTAATAAAAAATGTGTTATGATTACCCGTTTTCATTAAATTTCCTTTTTATGTTTCCCCTTGCGCTTGCAAGGGGTTTATTTTTTCTCAACCAAAATGAAATAATCACCACTTTGGCTATCTTTAACTTTTTTAAGCTCTTGTGTGAATGAGGGGATAATCGGTATTGCGGTGCATCTACAATTAGGGCGCACGCCAACTCCCCCCGTGTGTCCGTAGCTGTCAATAACAGCAGTAGGGTTGGCGTATTCATAAATCCTACCATCAAGTTGTGCGTGTCCGCCTTTACCCGTTGAAACTCGCTCGTCCTTGCTTGTCTGCCAAATAAAATGCGTAAAACCTAAACTCTCTGCCCTTGCTTGATTATAGCTTGAAATCGCCTTTGCGGTTTGGTCTCGCGCTATGAATTTGGCTCGCCTTTTTGAAACTTCGCCATACTCTTGCGCCAACTTCATAAATTTTTTTCTATCGAAACTTTCGCTTGCACTTAAAAAGCCCTGTCGGTAGCGGTCTATAATGTCGGTAGGTATTGATTTAATCAAATAAAGGTTGCGCTCATACGCACGCGTAAGCGCATCGGTAACTTTGTCGCTTTTTATGGTGTATAGCGGTCGTTTGTCTTTTAAAAGCGTTTCTTTAAGCTGTTTTTGTAAATTTAAATCTATATACGCACTTATTTGTTTATTAAAAGAGTTTGCATAATTTTTGCCTAAAATTGAAGCCTTTTTGTCCCATTCGGCTTGCAGAGAGTTCAGCTCAAAGATTAGCTGTTTCTCGGGCGTGCCGATGTCTTTGTTAAGTCTTGCAAGCGACCATCTCTTAACTGAATTGTTAATCCTTTGCGTAAAGAGTTTTAGCTTTGTTTCAAAATCCTTTTTAATTGCGGTGCTTACTTTTACAGGTTTGAGTTTTTCGAAAACTTCTTTAAGCTCATATTCGCCCGTTTCGTAGTTATAAACTTTCTTTTTGGGGGTGTAGTTAAATTTTTTAGCCAGCTTTTGCGCGTCAACGCCGAATTTATCTGCCTTTTCAAATAGAGTTTTATTTTTCATTTTACTATGAACGCCCTTTGCGCCCTTAGCCTTCAACTCTTTAACCAATGCTTCCCTAAAATCGCCCGCGCTCTCAAAGTTTTGCTGTTTATTAACTATCGCTTTTAACTCTTTTTCGGTTTTAAAAGGCTTTAAGTCTGGGTTTTCTACATTTTTAATACCAAAAGCCCAACCATAATCCACTTTAAAAGGATTTAAATCCCTTGCTGCTTTTTCAACATTCTTTTTCCAAATCCACTCCGCAGGGTTTCCGTCCGCGTCTAATTGTGATTTTGGTATCCAAATTAAAGCATTTTTCTTAATGTTTCGGCTTAATGATGAGCTGGCGTTAAACTCATAATCAATTACAACGCTAAAAGCCACAGCCTTCTCGGTTTCTTTTGCGAATTTCGCATCAGTAAAACGAACTTTCATAAAATCCCCTTGTGCTTAACTAAACTCTGCCTTTGCTCCACCCTCTCCATTTTGATTTCCGTTTTCAAAGTCAAATTCACCCGCAAAGTCGTCCGCACTCTCGTCGAACTCTTCGCCCTTATCAATGATTTTCTTACCTTGTAGGTAGTTAAAGCCTTGCTCTTGCGTAATAACGCCACTTTGGATTAAGTTATTAACCACTTGGCTTTCAGTAGCATTGATTTGCGCTTGATTTAAAGCGTTTTCAGTGTTAAGGTTCTCAAACTCATATTTTGGATATAAGTCAAACCCTAATTCAAGCGAAAAAATGTGTAAAAACTTCTCCACAATCGGCTTAACTATGCTATTTTGATAGCTCATAACTTCATCATAGTAGCTTTTTAAATCAAAATCGCCTGTCGCATTGAAACCGCTAGGCGTTAAACCTAGCAATTTAACAGCGGGCATTCTTGCAGAAACGGCGATATTTTCTTGCATTTGCGCTAATAGCTTGTCTAGGTTTGTTAAATTTGTGATACTTTCTACATATTCTTCATCGCTCGTAAGTAAAAGCGTGCCTAAATTGTTGCGTAGTTTGTTAATCGCGCCCACTCTATCCATTGCCTCCTGCGCCGATATTTTACTCAAATCGGTTTTAAGGATTGTAGTGCGAAATCTTGTGAAAATGTCGCCTAGTGCTTGCCTTGCGCCGTCCGCTATCTTTACAAAATCTTTCATAAACTGAGGCAGTGAAATGCCGAAGTAGTTGTAAAGCGGTTTAAGCATATCGGGCGCATTAAAGAAGCTCAAATTCACAAGCCTTGTTTTATCTACAACGCCCGCACCGCTAATATACCATTTGCTAGGTTGCATAAAATCGGCATTCAGCGGATTTGATGAATTCACATCGACAGCCCCACACAAATAAGGCTCAATCACCCTTAAATTTGTGATTGTTTCGCTTGTGATGAAGTCTTTTTTAAAGTAAATAGGGTCAGCAAGCGTGCTGTTTTGCCCTATATTCGTGTCAATGTAAATCAAAGCACCGCCATAAGTAAGAGTTGTCATCACAGCTTTATGTAGAGTATCAAAAAACTTCAATTTATCGATACGCTTTTCAAGTTTTTTGATGAATTCAGTTTCAAAGTCTGGCTCTTGATTTTCAAGCACTATTTTTCCGCCCTTTCTAAAAATCTCATTTGCGATTTTAGAAATGGCATTGTTTATAATGCTGTCATTTGCCAAAAAAGCGCATTCAGCGTAAGAAATAC